GGTCATTCGTTCGCCCGGAAAAAATCTAGCGTGGACTATTTGGAGAGCTTAACAAGTTGGCAGATTCGTTTACTATGGGAACGTATTGCTTAACAAATTAGAGGAATGTTTATCACTTTTGCAGACTTAGCAAAGCTGAAAGGTGTTAGTAGATCAGCGGTTTCGCAAAGAAGGAAGTCGAAAATATTAGAGGCTGCAACTGTTAAGGTGAATGGGCGCGAGATGCTTAACAAAGACCTTGCACTTGAGTTATGGGAGAAAAATACAATCCCTTCTATGGCTGTTGTGCCTACGCAGTCGAAAAAGGAATTAAAGAAGCGTATTGATGCGTTGCCAGATGACGAGATCCCTGATTTCAATACGAGTAGAGCAAGGAAAGAACATTGGCAAGCTTCATTAGCTCAGTTACAAGTACAGCAGCAAAAGAAAGATTTAATTCCTGTCACTCAGATTAAAAAGTCTAGTTTTGAAATGGGTAGAGCTATTAGGGAAAGCTTGGCAAATTTGGCAGATCGTTTATCAAGTCAGGTAGCAGGAGAAACAGACCCGCAGGTAATACATAAGTTACTAACGCAGGAGCATAGAGCAGCTCTTGAGCAGTTGGTTGAATCATGAACGCTTGGGAAGAAGGATTTTTAAAAGGGCTAAAACCACAGGAACCCTTAACTGTTGATGAATGGAGCGATAAATATAGGGTTTTAAGCTCACGCGGTTCTAGTGAACCTGGCCGTTTTCGTAGTGAGAGGACTCCATATCTGATTGAGCCAATGCGAGAGCTTTCAACTGAAAGCCTTACTCAACGTGTTGTTTTGATGTTTGCTAGCCAACTCGGAAAAACCGAAAGTATGAACAACTGGACCGGCTACTGTATAGATTTTGCCCCTGGTGCTCTGCTTTTGGTTCAACCAACTTTGCAAATGGCTGCGAGGTTGAGCAAGCAAAGGCTGGAGCCGATGTTGCAAGAAACCCCTTGTCTAGCTGATAAGATTCCGCCAGCTAGAAGTCGAGACAGTGGAAATAGTCAATTTGCAAAAACTTTCCCCGGAGGCGTTTTAATTTTAACCGGGGCAAATTCAGCAGCGTCTTTAAAATCAATGCCAGCTAGGTATATCGGGCTTGACGAAATAGATTCATACCCTGGTGATCTAGACGGTGAAGGTGAGCCCTGCGCTTTAGCTGAAAAAAGAGCTTCTACATTTACAAGGCGCAAAATATTGTTAACTTCAACTCCGACTATCTCCGAAAGCTCAAGAATAGAAGATGAATATAAAGCAAGCGATCAGCGTAAATACTATGTTCCTTGTCCTGTTTGCGGTTTTCAGCAGGTCTTGATGTTTGAGCAACTTAAATTTGATTCAAAGAAACTGGGAAAAGTTGAATATGAATGTGAGTCATGTAAAGAGCGTTTTGATGAAACAGCAAAGACAACGATGTTAAGAAAAGGGGAATGGAGAGCAACGAAACCAGAGAACAAAGGAAAGACGGCGGGTTTTTGGCTTAATGGTTTAGCAAGTCCTCTCGGTTGGTTTAGTTGGTATGAGATGGCAGATGAATTTTTAAAAGCTAAAGATGATCCCTCTTTATTAAGGACTTTCACGAATACTCGATTAGCTGAGACTTTTTCCTTCGAATACCAAGCGAAATTGAACGCTGAGGCTTTGATGGAGACAAGGAAGGATTATTTACCGGGTACGATTCCTGAACCTGTCGTGTGTTTATGTCTTGGGGTTGACGTGCAGGGCGGCTTGGGTAGCGCTTCTCAAAGGATTGAAGTGAGTTGCTGGGGTTTTGCGCCTGACCCATCGGGGTTGGCTGAGCAGATGTATTTAATTGATCACAATGTTATTGCAGGCGACCCAAACCAGAGTGAAGTTTGGCGAGCTTTAGATGTTTTGCTAGATGCTGATTATGAACACCCAAGCGGAGCAAAGTTAAAAATTAGTGCTTGCGCGGTGGACTCTGGAGGACTTGCAACGCAGTCTGTCTATGATTACTGCATGAAGCGTAGGACTAAAGGTGTTATAGCAATTAAAGGTAGCTCTAGATCAGGTGGGCCAATAATAGGGAAAGGGTCAAGAGTTGATATTAACTACAGCGGGAATATAAGGAAGAAAAGCGGGATTGTTTACTTATTGAATACAGAAGACATAAAGGACAGAATCTTTAGTAAGATAAAGGGACAAGGAAAAATTCATTTCCACGCAGAAACAACAGAAGAATATTTCAAAGAACTAACGGGAGAATATCGAACACAGAAAACAAATAGTAAAGGATATCCCGTTTCAACGTATGAAAAGAAACCCAATCAGGCGGTAGAAAAACTTGATTGCTGTGTATATGCCTATTCTGCGTATTCTTTGCTTTTAAAAACGACTATTAAAGGTAAATTCTTTGAAACTTACGCTAATAAACTCTTAAATCCCACTAATTCAAATGGCAAAAATACGCTAAAATCAAAGAATACTATGCCTAAGCAGTCGTATGTCAGAAATTGGTAGGGGGTCTTTATGAATATCCCGGCTTCAATACGTGCGGGGAGCACTGTTAAATGGAGGGAAGCAAGTCAAACAGATCCATTTGGCGACCCAATTCAAAGTACTGATTCATGGGCAATGAAGTTCTATTTAAGAACTAATACGGCTTCTGAGGGTCACACTGCGACGGGTTCAACCTACGGGACAGGATGGGAGTTTTCAATTAGCGCGACAGATAGTTCAGGGTTTGACGCGGGTGATTGGTTCTTTAATTGCGAGGTTAGTAAAGGATCAGATAAATATATTGTTGGGAGTGGACCATTAGAAGTTCTTCAAGCTCTCGCATATTCTGGAACCCCTGGAGCTCTACAAGGGAAGAGCCAAATTGAGCAGGATTTAAATTCAGTACAAAGCGCAATAAGAACCTTAGTCAGTGGCGGTGTCATAAAAGAATATTCAATTGGCGGGCGTTCACTTAAAAAATATGATCTTTCTGATTTGATGGCTTTAGAAAGTCGTTTGAAATTTCAACTAAAGAGAGAACAGAAAGCAGACCTAATAAGAAACGGTCTTGGTAATCCTCACGCTATGTTTGTACGTTTTTAAATCATGGGAATTTTAAATGCATGGAATGAGCTCTGGAAAACAAATCCAAGAGCCATACAAAAAACAAAGCGTAGGAACTTCGCCGGGGCTACTGTTGATCGATTAACCGCCGGTTGGGTTACATCAACTAATTCCGCCGATAGTGATATAAAAGGGAGTATTGCCAAGCTAAGAAATAGAGCAAGACAATTGAATAATGATGTTGATTATGTAAAAGGTGCGCTGAGATCTATAACAGATAACACAGTTGGGACAGGTGTAAGGGCACAGGCGCAAGTAAGAAAAATACGAGGAGGGAAATTAGACCCAAAAATTAATGATCAAATAGAACGCGCATGGTCTAAATGGGGCAAGGCGGACTCTTGTGATGTTGCAGGAAAATTATGTTTTGATGATTTATGTAGATCAGCAGTTAGTAACTGGATACTTTCAGGGGAAGTCTGGATAAGAATGATAAGAGGAACGACTTTTGGTGATAGTTCTGTTCCCTTTTCGTTACAACTTCTTGAAGCTGATTTAGTTGATGAAAATTATGTAGGTAAAGCAACCCAAAAGGGTTGGGAATGGAAAATGGGAGTGTTATTAGATAACTGGGGAAGACCAAGAAAATATGCATTTTTAACAAAGCACCCCGGAGATACTCTTTTTGTTAATCAACCAACTTCCGAGAAGAAACATATTTTTGTTGATGCAAAAGACGTTATACATCTAGCGAAATTCGACAGGCCGGGGCAAACAAGAGGCGTTCCGTGGTTAACAAGTGCAATGCAAAGGATGCATCATCTAGAAGGCTATGAAAGTGCCGAATTAATTTCCAAGCGTGTCTCCTCGGCACAAATGGCATGGATACAAAGTCCTGAAGGTGAATTGGAAGGCGATGACATCGAAGATAATGATCGTGTTTATGACATGTCACCCGGCGCCATTCGTTATTTATCACCTGGGGAATCTGTTCATGTTCCTAATCTTGATACGTCAAGCGGACAGTTTGAACCTTTCTTGGCTGCGATGCTTAGAGCGTTAGCCGCTGGTATTGGTTGCAGCTACGAGACAATTAGTCGGGATTATTCCAAAACTAATTATTCAAGTTCACGTTTAAGTTTGTTACAAGATCAAGAAGCTTTTAAAGCTCTTCAGTATCAAATACGCGAATCATTTTTAGATGTTGTTTATAAGGAGTGGTTAGAGCTAGCTGTTTTATCTGGCACGTTGCAATTAGCAAATTATCAAACTGAACCTGAACGGTTTCAAATGGTTCGTTGGATGTTTAAAGGCTGGGGCTGGGTTGATCCAATGAAAGAAGTTCAAGCTGCAAACTTAGCTGTCAAGTCTGGATTTAAAACACAGTCGCAAGTTCTGGCTGAGCAATCAGGAATGGATTTAGAGGAATTTATGATTTTAAGAAAAAATGAACTTGAGATGGCTGAAAGTTATGGCCTTTCTTTTGATACTGAGCTTAATACGGATACGCAAGCTAAAGTAGATGAAACATCTAGTAACACAACAGAAGAAAATGGAACGTGACCTAGAACAGAATTTAGTCCAACGTGATTTCAAACTAGAAGTTAGGGAGGTAGAGAAAGAAGACCGCACCCTTGAATTTCCTTTCTCAAGTGAGCAGCCAGTTGCTAGGTATTTTGGGAATGAAGTTCTAGAACATACAGAAAGGAGTGCCGATCTAAGTCGGCTTAACGATGGCGCCCCTTTACTTTGGAATCATGACCCCAGCCGTGTAATTGGAGTGGTAGAAAGGGCTTGGATTGATGAAAAGAAAAAGCGTGGCTACGCACGAGTGCGTTTTAGCGAGGAAGATTTTGCATCATCTATATATAGAGATATCAAAAATGCGATCATTAGAAACATAAGTTTTGGCTATGTAATTAATGAAATGGAGGCTCGCGGCGATGATCAGGTAGCAGTCCGATGGATGGGTTATGAGATCTCAGCAGTAGCTATCGGCGCAGATAATTCCATCGGGATTAATAGAGCTGCTGCTACTACGCAGGAATCGGATAAGATACTATCAGAGCGTATTAACGACTCAGCTTCAACTGAAGCACCGTCCACAACAACCCAAGTTCAAATGACCACAACTCCTAAAGAAACATTGGAGGTGCGTTCAGAAGTTGACACCCAAAAGGTGATCAAAGCCGAGCGTTCCAGAATCCAAGAGATTCAAACAGTTGCCGCTAAGTACAACCTTGGCGAACTAGGCAATCAATATATAAAAGATGAGCGTAGTGTTGATGAATTTAACGCTGCTGTTTTGCGTGAGTGGAAGCCTGAAGCAATTCAACAAAAAGTTGATGATGCTGACATTGGTTTAACTGAAACTGAGACACGCAGTTTTTCAGTTCTTAGAGCAATTGATTACTTAGCTAATCCTGGTAGTGCTGCAAAGCGTGAAGCCGCTGCTTTTGAGATAGAAGCTTCTGAAGCCGCAGCCTCAAGACTTGGTAGAGCTTCAAGAGGAATCACTATCCCTAATGAAGTTTTCCGTAGGGATATGCAGACGACTCCAGATACTGCTGGAGGTAATCTGATTTCAACACAGCTTAGCTCTGATTTTATTTCATTGCTCCGCAATTCGTCAGTGTTGGCCCAGACCGGATCGACAATCTTGACCGGCCTCACAGGTAATGTCTCAATTCCGCGCCAAGGATCGAGTCAATCCGCATATTGGATTGGCGAAGGGTCCAATGTAACTGAATCCGATATGACAATTGAGCAGGTCAACATGACCCCTCGCACAATTGGCGCAATGACAGATATTTCTAGGAAGCTACTTATTCAGTCTTCTTTAGATGTTGAGTCACTTGTAAGAAATTCACTTGCTTCTTCTGTTGCTCTTGAAATAGACCGCGCTGCTCTCTATGGGCTAGGTAGTTCCAGCGAGCCGCTTGGTGTTCATAACACAACTGGCATTGCTACAGAGAACATCACAAACAACGACCCTACATTTGGCGAAATTGTTGCGATGGAATCTGACATTTCTGTTGCCAACGCTTTGACCGGAAATCTTGCATATGTCACACGCGCCAATATTGCAGGTGCAATGAAAGTTAAGACTAAAGATTCTGGCTCTGGTCAGTTTGTTTGGGACAATGGAACCGTTAATGGTTATCCAGCTTATATCTCTAACCAAATAGAGGCAGGAGATGTATTCTTCGCTGATTGGTCGTCGCTCATCGTCGGTTATTGGAGCGGGCTCGACCTTCAAGTAGATCCGTATACTGGCGGTGCATCTGGCAACGTTCGTGTTCGGGTACTACAAGATGTCGACTGCGCTGTAAAAAATCCAGAGTCATTCTGTCTCGGAGCATAGGCGTATGAAGCTTGAAGCTCTACGTTCTTTCGGCTTGAAAGGCGAAGTGGTGCAAGTTGGAGAGGTCGTTGAGACTTCTCCTTCTGATGCACGCTTACTGCTTAATTCAGGTCAGGCGAGAGAGGCCGTAATTTGTGAGGTTCAAAAACAGGAACCTAAACCAAAAGCCAAAAAAACCCCTAAAGCTAAACCAACCCTTACCGAAGAGGTAACTGACTAATGACTATCCAAAACTTAGGTTCAAAAGGAACCGCAGTTAACATCCTTGCAAACGATGTACTTGCAAGCTCCGCTAATGGGTCAGGTGTAGACCTTCAAGGATATGAAGGAAGCGCTGCTTTCGTTCTTTCTTCTGAAGCAATGGGCGCAAGCGTTACTCTTGCTGTTCACCTTGAAGAAAGCGCTGATAACTCTAGTTGGTCAGACGTAAGCCAAAACAGCAAAGGTGCTTTTACAACAACAGCAGCTAATACAGCAGCGTTTGAACAAATTGCTTTAAATGTTTCTGACCTTAAGCGCTATGTAAGAGCCGCCACTGTAGTTGCTGGCGGAACCGGAACCGGGGCAGTTAATGTCACTGCTTACGCTTCTAAGAAGTACACAACTTAATAAGTAGATGTCATTTGCTGACGATTTGACAGCGATGATTGGAGCTGATTCCCCCTTTACCGTTGCGGTGGTTTCTGGGGGAACTTCTTCCTATGGAATTTTGGATGAACCGAGCGAAGTAGTGGCAGGAGATCAAGTTATTTTCGTAGATAGAAATGTATTAGTTAAGAGTTCAGCTTTTGGAAGTCTTGTTGGTGGCGATGCAATAACAGTTGATGGAGTGAACTATAAAGTTCGTACAAATTCAAAAGGATTAGACGGCCTTACTTGTCAAATCTCATTGGAGAAAGTTTAATGGCCTCAAAAAGAGAAGACATATTAGACGCAATTAAAACAGCATTAGCGGGAACCGTTGGAGTTTCTACGAGGATTTATAGAAGTAGAACCATACCTCTTGCTCAACGTTCACAACTTCCAGCTTTAATTATTGAATGGAGCAATGACGCAGCGGACCAAAATACATCTTTGCCTACCCTTGACTGGTCTTTATCTGTTACTGTTACTGTTCTTAGCTCAGGGGACATCCCAGACGAACAGGCGGATGACACAATTGTTTCAGCTCATGCAAAAATCATGGCTGACTTAACTCTAGGAGGGGAAGCAATTGATATACAACCCACTAATGTCACCTTTGAAGCAATAGACGCGGATTCACCAATTGGGGTTACGGGCATGAGTTATACAATCAGATATAGAACAGAAGTTGACGACATAACCCAATAATTTATTTACTACGGCTAAATAGCAAGAGTTGATTTATGATGCTTACATATTGTTGACCTTGTAGCGCTGTGCCAAAACTCAATAGAAAAAGAACAATTCTGATCAAGGCGGAATCAAGCTATTCAAGCGACCCTACCCCTACAGGTTCGGCTAATGCTGTTTTGGTAACAGACCTAGAGCTAACCCCATTAGAAAGTGACGAGGTTGATAGGGAAGTATTGAGGGCAACACTGGGAAACTTCGATAAGTTGCTTGCAAATCAAAGGGCTTCTGTATCCTTTACTGTTGAACTTGCTGGGAATAGTGACGGCGCAGGAACAGAGCCTAGATTTGGCCCTGCTTTGCTTGCTTGTGGAATGGGGGTTGCAACAGTTAGTAATACAAGCAATACTTATACCCCTATCTCAAGTTCGGCTCCACCTTCTTGCACTATTTGGGTTAACTATGACGGCGTATTGCAGAAACTTACAGGCTGTCGTGGTACTTGGTCTTTAGAGGCTTCTGTCTCTGATGTTCCTAAAATTACGTTTGAAATGACGGGCTTATATGCGGCAGCAACAGACACAGCGCTTCCTACTTGTACGTATAAGGCGAAAGACCCAGTGATATTTAAGAAAGATAATGTTACAGCTTTTGAAATCTTTGGTTATGCGGGGGCTTGCTCTTCATGGTCATTAGAAATGAACAATGATATTGTTTACCGTGAATTAGTCGGCGGCGGTTCTTCTAAAGAAGTACTTCTAACAAATCGTGCTCCGGCTGGGGCTTTAACTGTAGAGGCGGTGGCTTTATCTGCTCATAACTTCTTCACTGATGCAACAGGGAGTTCAACGGGGACCAACAAATTTATCCACGGTACGGCGGCGGGTAACAAGATAGAGGTCAGTTGTCCTTATACAGATCTTGGAGCTCCTAGCTATGGTGAATCTGATGGTATTACGCTTCTTGAACTTCCTTTCTCGGCTCTACCTAGTAGCGGCAACGATGAAATCAGCTTGAAATTCTTCTAGCTTTTTTTGATTGCGGGGTCTAACCTCAATACGTCGTCATATTACTTTATGTTTGTTTTAAAAAGGGGCTCAAGCTTTAAATGGCCCGTTGCTTTTTCTATGCCTGGCAATGGTGGTATTCAAGAGGAGCATTCTTTCGACGCTGAGTTTAAGCAGCTTACACAATCAAGAATTAATGAAATCAGAGAAGAAGCCCCACGCAGACAAAAAGAGATTGACGAGGGTTTGACTTCTTCTAGTGAGTTAAGCGATGTCTCTATTGCGGAAGAAATTTTGGTGGGTTGGGATGGGATAACAGACGGGGATAAAGAGATACCTTTTACAAAGGCAACAAAGAAGCAACTTCTAGATATTCCTATGCTTGCCAGTCGTTTAGTAGAAATCTACTTTGAAGCTATAGCGGATCAGAAAATAAAAAACTAGAAAGCGTGGCTGCTTATTGGGCCGGTGAAAGTCTTGTTGACGAATCATTTAAAGATGCAGTCGCGCTTGGTGTTGAAGGTATGCCCGAACCAAAAGAAGACATATTAGAGGTTATTCCCGAGGCTTGGCCTGCTGTTAAAATTTTTCTACATGTGCAAACTCAATGGCGTGTTGATTCTGGAAACGTAGTTGGTTTGGACTATATGGCTGTAAAATGGGTATTCGATTTGTTAGAAGTTAAGAAACCTATGGAGCTATTGGCTGATTTACAGGTAATAGAGGCTAAAGTAATAGAGATAATATCCAAGCGTAGCGGATAGGATGGACTTAAAAACTACTTATATTGTTGATACCCAGGTTAAGGGAGGCGGCAAGCTAACCGGATTACAGAAAGGATTGAAGGGGGTAAGTACTCAGACGAATAAAACAGCGTCGGCAATGGCAAAACTTAAGACTACAGCGGGCGGCGCGATGGGAGCTTTAAGGGGTTTATTGCCTTTGATCGGTACGGCTGCAATGGGTAAATTTGTTAATGATACTTTGCAGGCTGGAGATAGATTAGAAAAATTTGCTCAATCAACGGGCGTTGCTGTTCCAATGCTTGATAAGTTGAGAAAATCTTCTGAGTTAGCAGGAACAAATTTCAATACTCTTGTTAAAACCTTCCCAATGCTGGCAAGAAATATAAATGAAGCTTCCAATGGTATGGGTAAAGCTAAGGGCGCATTTGATGAATTAGGTATATCTGTTGTTAATTCAGATGGAAGTTTAAGGGCTAGTGAACAGGTGCTTTTAGATATTTCTGACAAGTTTAAAAATATGGAAGATGGGACCAAGAAAGCAAGCTTAGCTTATGACTTATTTGGTGGTAAGACTTCAGAGCAATTAATACCTCTTCTGAATAGTGGACGAGATGCAATAGAGGGAATGGGCACGACGATGACAGAGCACGGAGTTAAAAGGATGGCTGCCTTCAATGACAGTATGAGTAAAGTGAAATTCCTGTTTCAGGATATGTTTGTTACTCTTACCGATTCGTTATTACCTGCGTTTGAAAAGATTGTTGAAGTTGTCTCGAATGCAGTTGAATTTTTCAATGGTTTACCAGGGCCAATTAAAGCTATTACCGCCGGGGCTGTTGCTTTATCTGTTCCATTGATTGCTTTAGCTCCTGTTGCCGCTGCGTTAGTGGTTTCATTTCAGGCATTGGCAGCAGTTAAACTAGGGGCAATGTTTACGGCAATTATTCCAGCTATAACTGCTTTGATGCCAATCTTGGCGCCTTTCTTAATTGGTGGGGCAATTGTTGTAGGTCTTATCGCTTTAGGGAAATTAATAGGAACCGTTGCGGGTCATGTATGGGCGGCTAGAGGGCAAATTGCTTCGGCT